ATCACGCCTCTATGCCAAGACCTAAAACTGAAATGACCAAAAGCGGCAAGACCATTGCTGTACGAGCCACTTTAAGCGAGTGGAATGAGTTTAAACGACTTGGAGGTGCTAGATGGTTGCGACCATACTTAGCTAAATCCATTGAAAAACACCAGCAACAGAAAAAGACTTGATACAATGTTTTGAAACGTGGCTAGGGAATGCAACCCGAAAAGGCGATTCGTTACCGCCCTGCCAATGTTTCATCAGTAACGACAACCGACAACGTGAGGTTTAGCATGAAACTTATACCCAAAAATTGGGCTGTATTCCAGCACTACAAAGACCGCAATCCACCTTGGATAAAACTCCATCGTGAAACTCTAAACGACAGAACATTTATGTGCTTGCCGATTGCTAGCAAGGCGCTAGCGCCATTGATGTGGTTGCTAGCATCAGAGTCCAAAAATGGTGTTTTTGATGGGTCAGTCGATGACCTCATGTTCAGACTGCATATCACTAAGAAGGAATACGATGATGGTGTTAAGTGCTAGCGGAGTGCTTGCAAGATGCTAGACCAGAGACAGAGACAGAGACAGAGACAGAGACAGAGACAGAGACAGAGACAGAGACAAAGAGAGAGACAGAAGCCAAAAAGTCCACAAGAGGCTCACGCCTCTCTGCTGATTGGGTTTTGCCAAAAGAATGGGCAGATTGGGCTAAACAGGAAAGACCTGATTTAGATTTGTGGAGTGTAGGAGAGCAGTTTAGAGATTACTGGAGTGCAAAAGCGGGTTCAGGCTCTACAAAGCTGGATTGGCAAGCAACATGGCGTAATTGGGTAAGAAACCAAAAGCAAGTGTTTAAACAGGCTGACATTGCTAGAACGACAGTACCATCAAGCTCACAGCGTGATCCTGCCCTTGCAAAACTTGATGAAGATTACAAGAATGCCAAGCCAAACCCTGAGATTCTTGCCAAAATTAAAGAAGCACTTAGGGGTAAAGTAGCATGACGAAATATGAAGCCAATAGATTACTGGACAGACACAAAGAAACCAAGGAACTTAGCTACCTTGACGCCACAAGAATGCTTGCAATTACTGGAGACTATCAAGCAGATGGAAGCGAAAGAGTGGATAACGAGATACAAGAGGAAGTTTCAAGAAGTTGGGACACAGGGCGTTTCTTCATGGTGGTGGCAGACATTGCAAGATATAGAGAAAAAACGAGGCTTACCAGCAACCAATGATCTGCGTAGACGCATGAACATAATCAAAAGGGGATGAAATGGTGTATTTAGGTATTGATACTGGTGTTGCTAATGGCGCACTTGGGGCGATTAATCACAATGGCGAATACGTTGATTCGTTCATGATCGACCATAAAGACAAACACATTCTTGCCTTGGTGTTTAAAAGCAGAATCCTATCCATAGTTGACCCACGAGAAGGCGCTGAAATCTGTATGGAACAGGTGCATTCAATGCCAAACCAAGGGGTTAGTTCAACCTTTGCGTTTGGTCGTGCTGTTGGGGTCATTTCAGCAGTCTGTGAATTGACAAACTACCCTTTTCACCTTGTTACACCTCAACGATGGAAAAAGCACTTTGGGCTAACAGCAGACAAAAACGAGGCATTGGACAAGGCTAGAGAATTATTTCCAAAGGCTAAAAGCACATTAAAGTTGAAGAAGGACATTCACAAAGCAGAGGCATTACTGATAGCCGAATACTGGAGACAATGCAATGTCTGAAGTTGACGACAAAAAAGGTGTAGTGGTGAAATTTGACCCGATTGAATACGAGGCACTTAGGGCAATAGGTGAAGGAAACATAAGCGAGGGTTTCAGGGTTTGCCTTAGATGGGCAGTCCATTTTCACGCCATTGGTTTGCGCTCAGATGATGACTTGAACTATATCGGGCTTTGCACAGTGGCAGATTAGTGCCTTAAAGGGGTTTTTAATGGCATGGGAATAGCAGGGTAGCAGTAGGCAAGAAAAAAGCCCCGAAGGGCTTAAAATTGAAAAGTGGTCACTAACTTAGTGTTCTGTGTATGGTTCAAAGTCTTTTAACCATTCGTTAAATTCTTCAATTTGTTCTTCTTCAGTGGCAAACCACAAGCATTCCATTACTTCATCAAACCCATCGCTTTCGTTGATTATTTCAATGACAAAAGGAAATTCAGGGTTATATTTTGGGTCATAAAATTTATGGATTTTCATTTTTAAGCCTTTTCAATGTTGTACTTTTGGCGCAATGATGCAATGGCGCAAGCATCTTGCTTTTCTGTCAAAATAAATTGATTGTGTGGCGGTTTTTGGTACAAATTAATGGGCATTATGCCTGTCAAATGCCAGCCACTTGATTTTCTTTCAAGTCGGATACTTGTGCCAGTGCGTGAATATTTATAGCTATGAGTAACAGTCTTACCCGAATAAGCAATAAATTTAGCACCTACTGCATCTTTTTTCAGAATGCCTAGTTTTTCAAGACCTGATTCAGCATCTTGAACCACTTCTGCAATTTGCGAATAATCTGTAAAAGTGTGTTCTTTAGATTTGCCATTAACTAATGAGAGTGCAGTTTCAACAGCTATACAAATGGCAGAGGGTAAAAAATACACAATCCCCAAAGGGTCGGGAGTCGTGCTAGTACCTTTTTCATGCCCAAATTTTAAATTAATACTTTTCATTTTGAAGCCTTTCGGAATAGGATTTTTAACAATAATGCAATTGTGGCGAACATCATGCCATTTCTAAGATTAGCAGGGCATCAGCTTTGCACTGCTCAACTTGGTCAAAATCAAGCCCTTGGGCTATGCTTTCAGCCAAGTTAGATGCTTGGGTTGCCTTTTCATCATTAGGCGCAATAAGTGCCAATATAAGGGCTTTGGTAAGTGCTTGGGATTGTGTCATGCGATCACCTTTTGAAATTGTTTTATCTGCCATGCACAGGCATAGTGCCAAGTACCAAGTGCATCAATGACTGAAGTCAACTCATAAACAGGAAATTCACTAAGGTCTAATTTATTGATATGACAAGAAACTATCTTAGCTACTCTAACCTTGGAAATATCGCAAAATGTATTATCGTAAGCCTCTACAAAGGCTTTTTGTTCGTCTAAAGTCATGGTTACACCTTTCAAAGTTAAAAAACCCCTTACCTACACTGTAGGCAAAGGGTAAGGGTTTTCAGTATTCGCTAGTCAACAAATGAGTCCATGCAGTCCCGTTATACATTGCATAAGTTTTCATTTCATCCATCGGAAAATCAGTCAAAGGGATATATTGGGTCATCCAAATTAACCCATTGCCATCGTCTAAGGTCAATTCGGCATCAGTTTCACCGATTTTCTTAAGTTTTACAGATACGAATTCAGTGTTTTCGTTTAACCCTTGTGTAGTCAAATGACTATCAATAGCATCAAATAGCCAATATGCCCCTGCCACTTCAGCCAAGTATTTACATCCATCAGTAAGCACTGATTTTGTAAGAGAATTCCATCTATAGAGGTTTTCTGACCCATAGAATTGAGACAAATCAATTTCGTTTTTCGTTTCCATATTTGCACCTATCAAAAAAACACAAGGAAAGCCCTTGCAAGCCCTTACATTGTCAAAATGCAAGCCAAAGCCCTAGGGTTTAGGGCAATGGTTTACACTTTATGCGGTTTCAGTTTCAAGTGCTTTAACTGTAGGCTTTTTGCACCATGCGGGAATGCTAGGGTTTAAACAATTATCACGCATCGGCATGATAATACCTACAAATAATTCAGTGCAATCAAGGGCAACAATGCCACTATCAGTGCCTCTTTGCATAATGGAAACTGCTACCCCTGTAGGCTTTTTAATGCCACTTAAATCACTAGCACAATCAAAAAATGCCATAACGTAATCGGGGTTATAAGTGCTAGGTTTTATATCAGCATCATCTAATTTGCTAGGCAAAACTCTATCACAATGGGGAAAACTACCATCTAATGCTGAAAATTGCATAGTTGAATTATCGGGTTGAATCACTGTTATTTTTATGCCATCTACAGTGAAGTGTAGGGTTTCATTACCCTGTTTAGCAGTGCCAAATAGGGTTTTCAGTGCATCATTAGGAATGATTACACTGTTTTCACCATTTACAGGGGTTTCATCTATTAAAAGTCTACCTAGGATATGACCATTGGTTGATTCTAAGTATGTTCCCCTGTTATTTTGAACAACATGGATACCACACAAATAATAACGAACGTCTTTAATGGCACTGAATCTAGACAATGCTTTCAGTTGTTTGCGTTGAATTGAAAATTTCATATTAAAGCCTTTTTAGTTGAAAATGCCTAGGAAAATGCCTAGGTGATAGGATACTGTTACCAATACCCTATACCCTAGTTTTTAGCCCCATATCCCAATTATTAGCATTAAACAAATAAACCCTGTTAGGCTTACCCCTACTATGATTTTGTCGATTTTTTCCATTATTGTGCCTGATCTTCAGCATAAGCTGATTCGATACGCTCGTTTGTATCATCGCAATACAAGCCAGCATCTTCCCAATTTATGTCGCACGCAATTACTTGCCAGCCATCATTAGAGTCGTTTTCAATAGAATCAATAATTAGGTGTTGATTGTGCAAAGCTGATTTATAAGACAATGCCGCACCATCGGAGGTTACAAAATATCTAGGATAACCCCCAGGCCATGCATAGGGTTCGCAAATGTCGGTTTTAAATTGTTGAATTGTATATTTCATGTCTACACCTATTAAGTTAAAGATAAACCAGTGATACGAAAGCATTTGCCATTGGACAATTCAACATCTATTGTGCCAAAGGGGTGAATTTTTATGACTTTGACTTGTTGCACTTTGCCAAAAATCGGCATCATGTAAATTTGATTGATTTGCAGTTTCATTGTGAACACCTATTGAATGATTGAAGATTGATTGTGTGATAGTGTTAAACACTATACCATAGGGATAAACCCTAGGCATAGCATTATTTTTACTGAATAGGTGTAGTTTGCGATACATGGAAAACAGTGCTAGACCTACACAATTTTGTAGGGTTACCAGTGACTTTATCTTTTGCGTCAATATAGGTAACTACTTTGACCCCATGCTCTCCCTTGTTGACTTGACGACCTAGTGCTTTCCATGCGTTATAGGTGAATACATTCTCCCTAGGAATAATTTCACTAGGGCTTATTCCCTTTGCAGTAAACCCTTGCATGATGCTAGGGATATTGAGCAGAGAATCACCATTTTTTGCCCTTGCAAGGCTTTCCATTTGTTGCAGTTGTTTATCCATTTTTAACACCTATCAAAAAAGTTAATGAAATTCCTAGGAAAAACCTAGGGCATAAACCCCTACAAGTAAGGGTCTATAACCTAGAATTTAAGCCTTTGCAAGTGTTTTAATGGTCTCAAATTCTGCAAGGGTAACAATGCGAACACTTCCCTTAACCTCGTAAAGGTTCCAGTTATTTGACGATATAAATTTAACTGCTTGAAGATAGGTTAATGGGATTGTCCTATCAGTCCAAGTGTCATCATAGTCATTATGCCTAATGACAATATAGTCTTTTTTCCAAGCATTACTTTTCATTTTTAAGCCTTTCAAAAGTAAGCCCCGAAGGGCTTGGGTTTAGATGTTTGTCTTGTATTTCTTGATAAATGCCTTAAGTAGCCGAATGTCTTTTTTGGCTATCTCATTAGATTCAGGGTCATCACCTAAACGCATCTCATCGTTATTGATGTGACCATCCTCAAAGTATGTTGCAAGGCGATATTCTGCCTCTTTAACAATCTCTGCGTCCGTGTAATCCGTGGGTTCTTTTTTGTCATCGGCACAGATACACTCAAATGCAAATTGCATCTCAGGTATAGCCAGTGCTTGATTAACTATTGGTCTCATGTTTAAGCCTTTTGAGTTTATCGTCCGAAGTGTGGACACTTTTACTAATGCACATACCATGCCAGTTTTGCAGTTTCAACAAAATCAAGCCATGCGATGATAGTGCTCACTAACAGAGCGCACCAAACTGGTGATGTTAGTAAACACTCTGCACCAAAAAAGGGATGTTAGTAAATGCTATTCACCAAGATGGTGCAATATCGAATTGCCGTGAAATGGCGTTTCATAATGTGAAACCTAATTTATTGTATTCTGAATTCGGTGTGTATATGACTAGAAGTTATAAGGTATGGCGATTATGGTGCATAAACCCCATATACCCGTTGCTAATGAATTATCATTATCACTAGCATTACCCGACCACCTAGTCGGTTAACTCATTCCGCATTATGAAACGTGTCTTATGTTAGTTGGTGCTTACTTTGATGGGGGGGAGGGGTGGTGGTGTGTGTGTAAATATTTGTGTACCCTCCTCCGCATAAGTTAAGCCAATCTTAGCGTTTAACAGCAATGGCTATCTGGATTAGGTAAGGAGTTGGTTGACAAATAGGATAGACACCCGTGAGTGGGAGTATCCTTTTTAAAGGAGAGCCTCTCGTTTATCTAAGTTAGAGAAGGTTGTCAGTCCTTGCTCTCCACGCTACTAGCCCCGTTCAAGATGTTAGTCTTTACTTAAGAACTACATGGTTCACTACGTTTATCCTACTTGGTCGGCTCAACCGCATAGAGGGGTGGGTGATGCCCCCGTTTGATGTCACTATACAAGAATCCTGTTCTCATGTAAAGTATGTACTAACTTCCCTCTTGTGGATAAAAGATGAACGTAGTAGATGCACTCCCTGATAACCTGAAGAAAAAGGGTCGCCCAAAGGGTTCAGGTAAATTGACTATGGCTAAGTATGCTGATGCCAAGCCATTAGCTATGTTGCCTAAGACTGAGAACCAAAGAGTCAGAGAACTCAAAGACTTGTTGATAAACAGTGCTGGAGTCAATGTTGTACAGAAGACTGTTCAGATTGCCCTTGACGATGACCACCCTGCACAGATGGCGGCGCTGAAGCTATGTATGGATAGGATGCTTCCCGTTACTCTGTTTGAGAAAGAGAAGAATCAGAGAAGTGCTGTGAACATTACGATCTCAGGCATTGGTGGTGTAACCATTGGTGACAACACTATAGATGCAGAAGATGTAGAAAGCAAAGATGTCTGACCTAAACTTTAGCCTCCTACCTTGGCAACAAGAAGTCTTTGCTGATAAAACAAGATTTAAAGTTATTGCGGCAGGGCGGCGTTGCGGTAAGTCAAGGCTCTCAGCCATTACCCTGTTGATTGAAGGACTGCAATGTAGTGCAGGGTCTGCTGTGCTTTATGTTGCACCAACGAACGGTCAGGCTCGTCAAATTATTTGGGATGTTTTGATGGAGTTGGGTAGAGAGGTTATTCAGTCTAGCCACATCAATAATATGGACATTACCTTGATAAACGGAGCAAAGATTTATGTCCGAGGTGCTGATAGACCAGATACTTTGCGAGGAGTGTCGCTCACCTACGCTGTGCTTGACGAGGTTGCAGACATCAAACCTGAAGCATGGGAACAGGTTATTCGTGCTTCTCTGTCAGACAAAAAGGGCAGAGCAATGTTCATCGGCACTCCCAAGGGTCGCAACTTCTTCTATGACATCTTTAAACTTGGTCAGTCAGAGGAAGATGAAGATTGGAAAGCATGGCATTTCACCACCAAAGACAACCCTTTAATCGACCCTAGTGAAATCGAAAGTGCGAAGAAGACCCTAAGTTCATTCGCTTTCAAACAAGAGTATATGGCTTCTTTTGACAATGCGGGAAGCGATGTATTCTCGAAAGTGCGAAGAAGACCCTAAGTTCATTCGCTTTCAAACAAGAGTATATGGCTTCTTTTGACAATGCGGGAAGCGATGTATTCAAAGAAGAATGGATTAAGTACGGAGAAGAACCTGACTATGGTTCTTACTTTGTAGCTGTTGACTTGGCTGGATTTGAGGAAGTAGCTAGACAGGCGGCTAACTCTAAGAAAAGGCTAGACCAGACAGCCATTGCGGTGGTCAAGGTGACTGACGAGGGCAAATGGTTTGTCAAAGAGATTGTTTTTGGTCGTTGGGACATACGGGAGACTGCGGCTACGATTCTGCTCAAGATGCGGGAATACCGCCCTTTGAGTGTTGGAATTGAGCGAGGTGCGTTAAAAAACGCTGTTTTGCCTTATTTGAGTGACCTAATGAGGAAAAATAATGTATATTCCCACATAGTTGACTTGACGCATGGCAACAGGAAAAAGACTGACAGAATTATCTGGAGTCTCCAAGGAAGGTTTGAGCATGGGCGTATTGTGCTGAACTCTGAGGAAGATTGGGATGAATTCAAAGATCAACTCTTGATGTT